ACCCAGTCGCAGCCGAGACCTCATCCAGCGTAGCTCCGGCCTTGTATCGACAGCGCACCTCGGCACGCTTCGCCGCAGACACGTTGGTCCTCGGGCGTCCCATACTACCTCCGCGTTTCCGCAGACATAGTAGCACTTAGTCGCCCCCTCCCAAAGAAGCGAGCTGCTCCTCGGTCACAGCCTGCGTCGCTCGGAGCTTCACCGGACCGGGGTCCGTGGCATCCCAGATGACCTCGATCCGCTGGAACCCGTCATCTCGGTTGGCGCCCTGCTCGGCGACCAGCGCCAGCGCTTCGGGCGACAGGTGGAAGCGAAAGCCGGGGTAGTCCTGGTCCCACTCCCCAGACGGTAGCGAGCTAGCGTCCGGGCCGAACTCGCCCGGCGTGAACGTGAGCACGTACTGCGGCCGATAGGGAATCTCGTAGGCGCGGAGCACGATGTCGCCGTTGTCGTCCCGGGCGTAGTCCTTCATCGCCCACGGCCCTTGCCGAACACCTCTACCCCCGGAACATCAACAATTCCTGGCACTTATGCCTCCTTCTCGAGCGCGTACCTCACCAAGCGCTCGAACCTCTCTGGACTCTCGGCCAGCACCTTGAGACCGTCTGCGACGGTCCATCCCCAACGCTGGCAGAAGACGAACAGCTCGTCGTAGACCCCGGTCGGGAGAGCGACCCGAACGATGGTCGTGCCGTCCCCTCCGTTGCCCCTGTGGGCCACGTAGGAGCGCAGGAGAGCCTCGATCACGGCGGAGATGGTCCCGTGGCCCTCCTCCTTGATTTTGGCCTCCAGAGCGCCCCGGAGGACGTGGGAGAGCTGCATGTTGGTACGTCTACCAGACGGGTGCACACGCGCGGGCGCGGGCAGGCGCCTGTCCCCGTCGAGCCACTCCAGCACGACCTGGCGGATGACCTCACTCTGGGAGCGGCCGGTCTCCTCGCAGTAGGACGCGAGCGTGTCGTCTAAGTCCTCTGGAATGACAAAGTTGAGACGGGGCTTCAAGCTGGCTTCCATGAGGAAGACCTCCTCACTTGAGGAGGCATTCTGCCTCACGCAGCTGGACGGCGCAACCCCCTAGACCTGGGGCACGGGAAGCGGCAGGACCGTGACCCGCTGAACGGAGAGAGTCAGCTCCTCCATCACGACCTCGGAACCCGAGGCGTCCAGGTCGGTCGCGGGCTTCCACGTAGTGGGAATGGCATCCCGCATCCAGAGCATCCGCTGTGGAATGACCTTCTGGTTCCTCGTCTGCACGACGATGAAGCTCCGCCGGGGCGCGACGCGGCCCCAGACGACCTGCATGAACCAGAGGTACATATCAAGGTTCGTGTTGAAGACCGCGAACCGGAGCGTGCAGTCGCCGCCGGTAACGTAGCCCTGCGGCACCCGGTGCACGTACGGCCAGTTCCCCTCGCGGATGTCCTTCACGTCCATCGTCATCTCGGGGATCGAGATCGACTGGAAGCCGATGTAGCTCCCGTTGTTGATGGCGGACTGGGCGGACTTCAGTGGGAACGCGGTGGGGAAGACGCCAGCGACGGGGACGTCGAGCAGCGCGAAGTTGTGACTCAAGAGCGGGTCTGAGTTCACCGATCTGGCCATGCGCCCATCCTACCGCGTCTTGAGCTTCCGCCGCTTCCTCTTCTTCGGCCGAATGCCCAGGCCGGAGTAGACCTTCCGCTTGAGGTGTTCAGGCGCTCCGGCCAGTTGGCCCTCGACCCACGCCTTCCCCTTCGGGTTCTCTAGCGGTTTGGCGAGAATCTTCGAGGCCATCCGGTGCATCTTCGGCTCGATCTCGGTACGAAACTCGGCGCTGCCCGTGTCGTACGTCCCCTTGTTCTCGATCTCGTAGTAGCGATGGCCGAACTTCTTCTTGTAGGTCTGACCAGCCTTCGCGACCGCCTGATGCGAGGCGACCACGTCCGCATCCGGGACGGTCCGGCCGCGCGCCTGGTTGCGCTCGCGAGCCACTTCGATCGGTGTGACCACCATCACCATCGAGCAGTCGTAGCCGAGGTCTTCGAGCGCCTTCTTGCCTTTCAGGATGTAGGTGGGGTTCTTGGCCGTGCCATCGACGATCACGCCGAGTCGCCCACGCGCGAAGTGCGCGCGCTGATTCATCATCGTGTACCACGAGCGGTCGTGCAGCTCCTTCCCGATCGATGGGAACTTCGGGTTGTCGGTCGGCACCTCGAAGGCCGTCTTGAGATCGAGGCCCTTCTGCTTGACGCGCCAAGCGTAGATCTCATCCACGCTCAGGGTCTTGAGCCCGAAGGCTCCGCCGAGCTGGCTGCCGAGCTTCCCGAACATCGTTCCGGCAGTCCACGATTTGCCGGATCCCATGCCGCCGCCCAGAAAGATCGCTTTCAGGATATGCGGATCGAAGATGCCCTCGTGCAGAAGGCGGGCGTCAGATGGAACGACCCGCTCGAACAGACTCACGACGCCTAGTACTTGTCGTCCTGGGCGTCGGCGCACGCCTCGGCCGCCTTTGCGGCGGCTTTGAGCGCGGAAACGAGGGCGTCGTACTTGGGCTTCATCTTTCCCAGCTCGTCGCCCTTCGCGAAGCGCTTCTTCTCCTTCCACATCCGATCGCACGTGGTCGCCGCATCCTCGAGCGCGTACTGGAGGTCGCGCTTGTTGAGGTAGCGGCGGGGCATCATGCCCATCATCTCGTGCAGCGGGTTCCGGCCGTCGTCCTGATCGCCCTGCTCTTCCTGCTCGGTCAGGCCCGCCAGCTTGTCGAAGTGGCTCATCACGTCCTCTTTCTGGTGTCTGGTCTGCGCTGACCTCGACGCTACGCCGAGATGATCTCCACCTCCAGCTCCTCGACGGTGAGGGTCAGCTCTTGGAGAGCGACCTCGGAGCCGGTGGCGTCCTTGTCCGCCATCGGCTTCACCGTGGAGGGCCAGCACTCGCGCAGGCGCATGATCCGGGAAGGCGACCCGTCGATCCCGAACTCGTCGGTGATGTGGAACTCCATGATCATCAGGTCGGAGCGGTAGGTGTCCGCCGCGCCGTTGATCACGTCGATGAGCCACTTGTAGAAGTCGCTCTCGCGCTGGACGGTGCCCTTCATCAGCTGGCACTCGCCCACCGTCTGGATGCCCGGGTACTTCCGGGTCCAGCGGTACACGCCCTCGCGGTACTCCGCCGGGTCGATGCTGACCTCGGGCGTCGAGACGGTCGAGAACCCGGCGACGGGATCGAGATGCCCCCCGGCCGGATCGACCACGTGGAACCTGTAGTTCAGGTAAGGATCAGTGGACGCTGCACGAGCCATGTCAGTCTCCTATCTCGTCTGCCCGACCCCTACGAGGTCTGCGTGCCGACCGGCTGCTGGAGGGTGAAGGTGATGAACTCCGCCGGGGTGCCGGGGTTGAATCCGATGTCGATGATCGCCTTGCCCTCCGCCACGGTCGAGGCGTTGTTGTTCGTGGCGTTGCACGTCACGAAGAACGCCTCGTCCTCGTTCTGGCCTGCGAAGTAGCCGAGCCGGAAGAGGCTGCCGTAGTAGCCCTTCAGCGCGGTCTCGATCTTCGCCCAGAGCGGCGGGCCGTTGTTCTCGAACACCGCCCACTGGAGGTTCAGGCTGGTCGCGTACATCAGGAAGTTGTGCAGCGTGCGCGCGTTGATGTAGCGCCAGCGCGTCTCGCGCGAGAGGCTGCGCACTCCCCAGACGGCGATCCCGGTCGCGTCGCTGGAGATGATCGGATTGATCCGCGACTGGTAGAGGTTGTCCCGGTCCGACTTCTCCAGCACGAACTCGGCGGCGACGACGCCAACCGCGTTGAGCGCGCCGTCTTCGACACCGCCCGGAGCCTTCCCGACGTTCTTGGTGTTCGCCGTGCGTGCGTAGACGCCCGCCACGAGCGGAGTGATCGGCACCAGCTCGACCCGATCGGTGAGCGGGTTGACGAAGTAGACGTTGGGGTAGTACATCGCCCCGATCTTCTCGTCCCACGCCTGGTCCACCTGGATGTACTTGATCGCCTCGCTCACGGTCGTCCCGTTGGCGTAGCCCATGATCAGGTAGCGCAGGTCGGGCCGGTTCTTGGCGAACTGCACCATGTCGAACTGGACGAACTCCGAACCCTCGAAGTCGGGCACCACGACGTTGAGCGGCTCCTCGACCAGATCCAGGGCGTAGATGCCCTGCTTGCTGGATTCGAGCGCGGCGGCCGAGATGTCCGCGCGGGTGACGGCAGAGCCGTTGACGCCGCCGGACATCTGCCACTCGACGTCGCTCGCGAGGCCGGTGTAGTTGCCCAGGATGTCGGTGCCCGCCGTGGGTGCGCTGTCCCAGGTGATGTCGTAGGCGCCAGTGTCGTAGTCGATCGTGTTGGTCCCGGCCGCGTCCACATCCCCGACCAGGTTGCCGAGGCCGTCGTCGGTCGCGACCTGGCCCGACTGGTAGTCGGCGTCGATCGTGGTGGCTGCCCTCGGAGCCAGCAGCGTGGTGAGCGCCACGGCGCCGGTGACGTAGTCGGCCGACCCGGCCGCGCCCGCGACACCGCCCAGCTCGGTCAGATCCCCGGCCACGTCGCCGTTCACGATCCCGAGCGGCACGTAGTCCACCAGGATGTTGGTGCCGCTCTGCGGCGGAGTCGAGGTCGTGAAGTCGATCAGGCCGCTCTGGGTAGGCGCCGTGACGCTGTCCACCAGGTCGATCGCGTTCGTGCCCGCGCCGATCGCGCCCGCGAGAGCCACCGCCTGGGCCATGTTGTCGGTGGCCGCCGCCTTGGTGATGATGTCCGACTCATCGTAGGTCACCGTCACCGGGGAGCCACCGGCGAGGCCGCCGCCGAGCGAGCCGAGCGTCTGCCCGGTCATGGCGCCGGTGGTGTAGTCGATGGTCCCGGTGCCGCCCTGGAAGACGAGCGGGTTGATGAGGTTCCCAGCGCCGTCGTCGAGGATGACCTGGGCACCGTCGTCCACAGTCGTCACCGCGATGGCCAGCGTGCCAGGGTGAACCGGAGTGGACGGGGTGACGCCTGGAATCGGCGTGGAGGCGAGGTCGTAGATCTGGCCGGGCGTGGCCGCGCCGATGGGCACCCACGGCGATCCGCCAGCCGGTACCGCGTAGCGGATACGGAAGACGGTGTTCTCCCGGTGGACCGGAGCGGTCAGCGCACCGGCCGCGATCTGGAAGGCCGTGTCGATGCCGTTGACCGTGCCGACCGCGAACGGACCACTGCCGAGGTTGTCGACCTGGTCGCCGACCTTGGCGTAGAACATCCGCAGGCTGCCGTCGAGCACCGGCGTCGTCGGCAGGGTGATCGCGAAGGTCGTCACGATCCCGTCGATCGCCGGTGTCGGCGTCTGCGCCTCGTCGTCCACCTGGGCGTCGGCCGCGACGATCCGCAGCGTGTTGTCCAGGCAGGCGCCCTGGGCGAGCGTCCCGGAGAAGTTGGTGTCGATGCCGTTGACCGAGCCACCGGCCACCAGCACCTCGTCCTCCTCGTAGGAGGGGATCAGCCCGCTGGGCGTGCCGCCCGCGCCCTCGGTGATCTCCACCAGCTGAGACGGCTTCCGGGGATCGGTCAGGACGGTGGTGACGTAGTCGGCCGCGTCCGGGTCGGTGAACTGGACCGCCTCGTAGGTCTCCTCGGAGACGAGGATCGACGCGTCGTACTCCGAAGGACGGAGGACGAGCAGGTCGAACTTCTCCCACTGCTCGGCACCGGCCGTCCGATCGAGGAAGTTGCGGTTCCCTCGGATGTGGATCCGGGTGTCGTTGCCCCAGGTCCCCTCCCCCTTCATGGTGAAGGTCCACTTGGTGGGACCGGGCGTCGGGTCGATGTCCGCCCACGCCGAGATGGCGTCGGACGGGACCACGCGGACGATGTAGGCCCGCTGGCCACCGTTCCCGAAGAAGCCCTGGATCCCGATCGGGACCAGACCTAACGACGAGATCGGTCCGAAGACACGCTCGAACTCGACGGTCGAGCGAACCTCGACTGGCGTATTGCTCGGACCCTCGTCGGTCCAGCCGACGAACCCGGCCTTCGCGGGAGAGATGCCCTCGGGGGCACGGGACGGCTCCTTCTCGAAGCCGTAGACACCTGGGCTGAGGATTTCGAGTTGGGCCACGGCGCTCTCCTAAGCTCTCTTGGCTGATTGCGGACCGAGCACCCTACTTGGGCTCGTCGTCGTCGGTGATCACGATGGGAGTGTCGTCCGGCTTGGCCGCCCTGGGCGGCCGGGCCGGTGAGGTCTTCTTGGGAGCTGGTGCGGGCTTCGGCTTGACCACGGTCGCCTGCTTCGTCGCGCGGAGGGCGTTGGCCTCGCGATCGGACAGCTTGCGGAGGCGCTTCGCGCGCAGGCCGCGCACGACTCCCTTGTTGGAGGGGCTGGCCTCGAAGATCTGGCCGGGACGGTGCGCCTTCGTCACGCCTCCGGGAAAGTCCACCATCCACGGACCGCGCCCGGTGACCTGGTAGTACTGAGTCCTCATTCGTCTCTCCCTATGGCGGTCACCCGCTTGATCGGCTGGCCATCACCGTAGAGGCCGCCGCCTCCCGGATCAGGTCCAGGGTTGTTCGGATCGACCGGCTCGATTGGATCAGGCTGCGTCCCTCCGACGAATCCCGGAACGACCTTGGGCACCTTGTCGAGCGTCAGCTCCCCTTCGACGCGAAGCGACACACTGTACCCGCACACCCGATCGACGAGCGAGTTGATCTCCGTGAGATCCGCTGTCCCCTCCTGAAACGTGTGGTAAGTGCGCTCGACCCCGAGCCCATCCACCACCGTCACATCACCGTAGAGAGGATACCGAACCATGACCATCTGGAGAAGCACCTGGGCGACGGTCCGATGGCGGCTCCAGCACTCGATCGTGTAGGTGAAGTCGTAGGGCCACTCCTTCTCCTTGATCTCGTAGTGAGACCAGCCCAGGTCGGGGCCGACCGAGATCGGAGTGGCTCCCTCGGCGGGAAGGCGGTACGACAGCGTCGGCGACCAGACGCGCTGCTGAGACGGGGTTGCGTCGTCGCGAATGACCAGGACGCATGGCAGCTCCCACTCCTGGTCGGTGGGCTCGGACTGCTTGAACCCGACTAACGCGCGCTCGATCTTGATCGGCGCGTCGTTGCTGTTCTCAGGCTCGACGAAGACGCCCTCGAGCGGAAGGTAGTACTGGTTCTTCTCTGGATCGAGCTGGGCGCCGAGACCTTCGACCACGCCCTGATCGAAGTCGATCAGGTCGATGTGGCCGGTCCGTTCTCCGAACTCGAGCGACGGCATGGGACACATTCTACGGCGGAGGGCCGCTGGCCGCCATAAACTACAGCCAGCTCTCGTCCCGCCGTTTCTCCAGGCGTTTCCTGAGATCCTCGGTCAGTTTGTCCACCTCGTCCAGCCGACCACCGGCCAGCGCTTCTCTGATCTCTCGGCCAGCAGCCGCGACCCATCTCGGGGCCTGGTTCTTCGCCGCCCTAGCCGTCTTCAGCCAGTGCGGAACACGGGGGAAACCGCCCAGGCCGTGCTCCAGGCGCATCTGGAGAAACACGAGGTCGATGAAGACCTTCCCGTTGATCGACGGCTTCACGCCATCGGTCACTGTTGCGCCGAGCTTCGTGATCTTGCTCACGAGGTCAGCGTAGACCTCGCGCAGACGACGGCGATGGCCGTCCATCTCGGCAGGCGAAGCAGGCCGAACCTCCGCCTCAGCTGGGATACCGCCCGAGATCGGCGGGAGCGTGTCCACGGTCCATGGGTTGTGCTTCGCCATCTCGATCGCAATCGGGTTCGAGCCACCGATCTTGATCTGGGTGCTCTCGGCCGGAACCGTGGTCAGCTTCGTTCGTGAAAGACCCGCGATGGCCCACTCGTCCTTCTTGTCGTTCTCGAGGAACTTGATCGCGTCGCGGTAGAGGTCGAGCCACTTCTCTCCCTTCGGGATTCTCTCCTGTACGTCCTCCTGAATGCCCTTGGCGATGGCCCGACCGGCAGCTGTGGCCGCAGCTCGCGCGCGCTTGTGCACGTCCCGCCGGAAGGTCTTGGGGATCCCGCCAGTCGTCGTAATCTTTATGAACTTAGCCACTTACGCTCTCGGCGGCGGCGAGTCCGGCGAGAGGTCCCCCGGCGTCGTGTCACCCGTCGACCCGTCAGGCGGCGACTCCGAGAGCTTCCTCTCGGCGAGCTTGCGCTGCGGCTCGTACTTGGAGGACTTCACGAGGATGAGCTTGTAGGAGACGAAGAATCCATCGCCGCCGAAGCGGCCCTCGGTGTCACGATCGACATCCTCCACGTCCATGTACATATCGAGCAGCTTGGTGAACCGGACGATGTCGCCGGGGCGCGGCTGGAGATCCCACTCGCGCTCGCACAACACTCGGGCGAGGAAGTACTCGCACCGGCGGACGTAGATCACGCCGCGCTCGTCCGGCTCCTGCTCGTGCTCGACGTTGTCCACTCGGCCGCGAACGAGGATCGGCTGCAAGTACGGCCAATCCGGCTGGATCTCTCGGCGGGCCGAGTCGAGCCTGCTCTTGATGATTACGCGCTCTCCATAGAGCGCATAGCCCGCGTGCTTCTTCCTCGCGAACGGGTCGTCAGGCTCGGTCTCCGGCGTTGCGATCTTGCTGCGGTGACCGGCGTTCGACAGCGGATGGTCGCCGTCGATCCGCCTGTTCTGGTCCTCGAGCACGTAGTAGTAGGCGTTCATGCCGCGAAGCCGTGTGAGCTGCCGCGAGATGAAGTCCGCGTACGCCTTGTTGCGCGGGCCAATGAACGTGTCTGGAACACCGGCCGTGCCCTTGGTACCAGCGAGGTTCTTGAACTGGCCGTACTCGTAGGAGGGAGGAGTGGGGGGTCGCACGTCAGCCACGGTTCACCTCCCACCAGTTCCGAGAGAACCTCTCGGGCGCATCCTCGTAGAGCCCCTTGGCCCAGCCCCGCACCTTCCTGACCTTGACCGAGAACTTGACGATCGGCGGAGGCCGCTTCCCGCCGCGACGTTTCCTATGCCGGAGCGGCTGCCGTTCGCGCACGAACATCTCGCGCTCGCGCTGCTTCCCCGCGTTCGTCAGCTGGACACGGCTCTCGTCCTGGGCATTCGTCTTGATCCGGGCCTCAGAGCCATCTCGCCTGGGACCGGCAGTGAGCAGGCCCCACGTAACGACGTTGAACGCCTTGACGAAGTCGTCCTCAGTCGGGTCATTGCCGGACGCTTCGCGCATGATGTGCGAGTAGATCCCCGAGATCACCAGCGGCGGCAGACTATCGGGATCACGGATCGCGACGTAGGGATCGAACTTCTCTTGAGGCTCTTTGGCCATCGGCTACCCGGTGATGATCGGAACGGCGCGTTTCCAGTTGAGGATGTCCTGGTTGAGCTTCTCCATGACGGTCTCGGCGTTGGACATCAGGTCGGTGCCGTTCATCGTCCGATCGCCAGCGATCGACGGCCACGAGTCCACAGTCATGCGAATGTTCCCCAGCGTACCCATCGCCTCGGCCAGGAGCTTCCGCCTGAAGAAGCCCGTCTCCTGCGGATCGAGTACGCGCGTGTCGATGTTCCACGACCAGACGGTCACGAGCGCCTGGTCCAGCCCAGAGTTGACGGACGCGGGAGGCGGCATGATCTCGAGCGTGCGCGTCTCCTTCGTCCACTCCCAGTCCCGGTCGGTCGAGAAGATCCGGCCGATCTCTTCGAGGTACTGGAGCCGCTGCACCAGGTCGGAGTAGGGTAGCGGCGCGACGTTCGGGTTCGTCCACTGGCCGAACAGGAGCGAGAAGTACGTGTAGCTGAACTGGTCCGCGTCGAGCGTCGGGAGCTGGTAGTTCGGGTAGTCGATGCGGATCACCTCGATGATGTCGGGCGGCAGCAGGTAGGAGGTCTGCCC